GACCGGTTCAAATTGCTTACGACAAATACGCAACTGCGTTTATTGCACAAAAACTTGAGCAGTCGGGTCAAAAGTTAATTGACATATCCGGACAAGCGTTTTATCAAGCATGTGGGGAACTTGCTGACAGTCTTGCTAATTTGAGATTAATTCACTCAGGTCAACCGGAATGGGTTTCGTCAATGAATAACGCTGCCGCCAAATATTCAGATGCTTCGTGGAGAATCATCCGAAGGAAATCCGCTGGATGCGTTGCAGCAAGTATTTCAACTGCAATGATTGTCCACATGTTGAGCAAACCCATCTCAGTTCCTAAGATTTATGTCTAAGGTTTGTGATATACTTCACCAATGGGATTTTTTCGAGATTTAGTCGGTTTATCACCTAAAACAAATTTAACAGCGCAATTAGCCCCGCCTGTTGTCGCTGACCCTTTTAATTATTATAGTCAGTTCACTCCGTTTCAATCCGTAGGTAGAGACGAAGCGATTTCTGTACCCGCAGTTATGCGCTGCCGCAATTTAATTGCAACAACAATCGGCGTGATGAATCTGGAAACATATTCAAAAGCAACTAAAGAGGAATTACCAAATTTACCTTGGGTAAATCAATTATCTAAATCAGCACCTAACTCAGTTATTGTCACCGCCTTGATTGATGCACTTTTATTCTACGGCAGCGCATATCTTGAGGTAACTGAAGTTTACCAAGACGATAATCGCCCATCTCGTTTTGATTTTGTAAATAACACTAGAGTTCAAGTGCAATTAAATAAAGAGAACACTTTTGTCGATTTTTATACAGTAGATGGACGTGAAAGACCAATGTCGGGGATTGGCTCACTCGTCACATTCCAATCACCTATTGATGGAATTTTACATGCCGGCTCAAGAATTTTGCGAGCAGCAATTGATTTAGAAAAAGCAGCAGCAAACGCGGCAGCCGTTCCAACTCCGGCGGGAATCTTGAAAAATAATGGCGCGGATTTGGGTGACAAGGAAGTTGCTGGATTATTAGCCGCTTGGCGTCGTAGCCGCGCTGAAAGATCAACCGCTTACTTAACTTCAAGTTTAGAATTTCAACCAACTTCGTTTTCACCGAAGGACATGACCTATAACGATTCGCTTCAGTACATGGCAGTTCAAATTGCAAGACTTTGCAACGTAAATGCCTATTACATAAACGCAGATATTAATTCCTCATTTACATACTCCAACGTCCAAGACGAAAGACGTCAGTTTGTTTCCCTAACTTTGCAACCTTACATTTCGTGCATTGAGTCAAGACTTAGCATGGATGACATAACACCTAACACGCAATTTGTAGCGTTTGACATGGATTCAGGATTTTTAAGAGCAAACCCACTTGAGCGTCTAGCAGTAATTGAAAAAATGTTAGCACTCGATTTAATAACAGTTGAACAAGCGAGAGAAATGGAAGAACTAAGCCCAAATGGAAATAATTAATTTTAGTGCAGATTTAGAGGCTTCAGAGTCTCGTAGAATAATTGCTGGAAAAATTGTCCCGTTTGAAAATGAAATTGGTAATACTTCGGTAGGTAAAGTTATATTTGAAAAAGGTTCAATTCAAATTGATGAACCAAGCAAAGTAAAATTATTACTTGAGCATGACCCAAAAATGCCAATTGGGCGCATGAAATCGATAACTGAGGATTCATCAGGTTTGTTCGCAGAATTTAAGGTTAGTAATACGACTAGGGGTACAGATAGCCTTATCGAGGCAAGTGAATCACTACGTTCCGGCTTGAGTGTTGGAGTGGAAGTTATTAAAGGAAAGAACAGTAACGGAATATACAGAGTTAGTGCTGCGAGACTTATGGAAGTTAGCCTAGTACAGGCTGCCGCTTTCGAAAGTGCCGCCGTCACTTCAGTCGCTGCGTCAAACGCAGAGGCAGAATCAACCGAAACCAAAACAGAAAATGAGGAAATTGTGGAAAACACAAAACCTGAAACAACTGTTGCGTCCGAGGTAGTAGAGACCCCTGCGGTTGAAGCCTCTCGTCCAACAGTAGCAGCACCAATTTATACAAAGCCACGCATTGAACTTTCAAAGGAAAAATTCCTAGAGAATACACTTCGTGCGCAATATCTAAATGATGAGGATGCTAAGTCTTACCTTCGTGCAGCAGCAGATACAACTGACAACGCAGGACTTATCCCTACACGTCAATTGACCGAGGTAATTAATCCTCTTTCTAATGCGGATAGACCATTTATTGATAGCGTAAGTTCGGCAGCACTTCCTGACGCAGGAATGACTTTCGAAATTCCTAAGTTAACGCAAGTACCAACAGTTGCAGTAACAGCGGAAGGCGCAGCACCATCACAAACAGATCAAAACGTTTCATTTTTATCTGTTGACGTTAAAAAATATGCAGGACGTCAAATATTTTCCGTAGAATTATTAGACCGATCAAGCCCTGCGTTCTTTGCAGAGTTAGTCCGTCAAATGGAGTTTGCTTATGCAAAAGCAACTGATGCAGCAGTTGGTACTGCTTTAATTACAGGCGGAACTGATGGCGGTAACCGAACACTAACCGCAGCAAACATTCAGGATTTTATTTCTGACGCAGCAGTTTCAATTTACAAAGGTACACTTGGATTCGCAACCAATATCGTTGTATCACCTGAACAATGGGGCGCATTGATGGGATTAGTAGATGGCTCAAACCGAGCAGTATTTACTCAGACAATCAATCCTCAGAACGCTTCAGGAAATCTAACACCTACAAATATCCGCGGTAACATTGGTGGATTAAACCTTCGTGTTTCAACTGCCCTAACTGATGGAACAGGTGATAACACAATGATCGTTATTAATCCTGATTCATACACTTGGTACGAATCTACTAAGTATCGTCTTGAGACCAATGTTATTTCAACTGGTCAAATTGATGTTGCTTATTATGGTTATGGCGCAATTGCAACTAAGGTTGCTGCCGGTGCTTATCGTTGGATGGTTGCATAAACTTCCTTAAATAGGAATCATCTGTAAAGGGGCGTTGGAAGCCTTCGCCCCTTTACTTTAAGAAAGGACAATATTTTGCCGGCTACTTATGTGACGCAAGCCGAACTTCGTACATTACTTGGAATTGGAACTTTATATTCTGATGCAGTAGTTGAGGAAGTGGCTCAGGCTGCCGAAAATATAGTTAAAGGTTTTCTATGGTTTAATAAGGCTTATGTTTATTCAACAGAATTAAAAAGTTTAACAGCAACAATAGTAACAGTTGAACCTCATGGGTTTGTAACGGGTCAGTCTGTTGTCTTAACTGAAAGCGGTGCAGTTTTTAACGGAACTTACACAATTACTGCAACAACTCCATTATCTTTTCAATATACAAAAGCGTCCGGTGCTGACCAAAATGCACATTTAGTAAAACCTTACGGAGTAATAACAGGTTCTTTTCATGGAACAGATTACGCAACTGTACCTGAGATTCGTCAAGGAACTGCCATGATTGCAGTTGACATTTGGCAAAGCAGACAGCAAACAGCCAATGGCGGAATCTCGCCTGACTTTCAACCTTCACCATATAAAATGGGTAATACGCTTCTCGCGAGAATCCGCGGGTTAATAGCAAATCATTTATCACCTAATGGCTTGGTTGGCTGATGACAGTTGCCGTTACAACTCTCAGAACAACCCTTGCGACTGCGTTAACTAACGCAGGGGTTTGGCAGGTGTTTTCATATCCACCTGCCTCACCCATAGCAAATTCACTAATTATCCAACCGGATGACCCATATATTGAACCAAGCAACAATATTTATTCAAGCGTTGCGCCAAAAGTAAATTTTCGTTTAGTGATGATTGTTCCAATGCTAGACAATCAAGGTAACTTAAACGGAATTGAGGATTTTGCCGTCGGTGTTTTTAATAAACTGGCAGCAATAACTACCCTCAAAATTAGCGTTGGTAACATATCTGCACCCAATGTTTTATCAGCAAGCGCAGGGGAAATGCTAAGTGCAGATTTAACAATTTCTATAATGACAAGTTGGGGATAAAACATGACCGAAATTTATGATGTTCCTTCAGAGGACAAGGCTTGGCTTGAAAAAGTCGGGCAAGTAGCAAAAACAGAAAAGCCTAAACCAATCTCAAAGAAAGATGAGGAATAACCAATGGCTGTATTTCTAAACAATAAGGTCGGCGTAAAGGTTAATACTGTCGATCTTTCAGACCACGTAACAAGCGTAACCCTAAACAGATCATTCAACGAATTATCTGTAACCGCAATGGGTGATGCCGGTGAAAAATATGTAAAAGGACTTGAGACTTCGAACGTTTCAATTTCATTTCTCAATGACACCGCTTCAGCAAACGTTCTTGCAACTTTGCAAGCCGCTTGGGGTACTTCAGTAACTGTCGTTCTTTTGCAAGAAAAAGGAACTGCGGTTTCAGCAACTAACCCTCTTTATACAATGACTTGCCTAGTAAATAACACCACCGACATTAACGGCGGAGTTGGCGATCTTGGTACTCAGGATGTAACATGGACTGTTAACGGCGCAATTACAGTTGCGACAACAGGTACATTCTAAGGAGATAAAATGATTAAACTCAGAGTGACAAAGGCTTCAGGCGACGTATCAGATTTTGATATTAGTCCTGCACTTGAGTACGCATTTGAACAACAATTTAAGACTGGGTTTCATAAGAGATTCAGAGATGAGGAAAGACAATCGGATATCTATTGGCTCGCATGGGAAGCCGAAAGACGTTCCGGAATTACAGTTGTACCATTTGGGGACAAGTATTTAGAAACTCTATCTAAGGTAGAGATTTTGGATGCTGACGCCCCAAATGGGTAACGCGGTATGACACGACGTATTTAATTGCTTTATTAGCAGTTAGAACAGGCATACCGCATAGCGAATATATCAATATGGATAGATCGTTACTTTTAGCAACACTAAACGTTCTAAAAGAGGACGCAAAAAGGATGGAAAATGCCAGTAGAGGTCGCAGGGCTAGATGAGACTTTATATAGTCTTAAGAACTTTGCTCCTGACCTCTATAAGGACATGCTTGAGGAAATTGACCCTGCAATGCAAAGTATTTCGGATCGAGCAAAGGGCATGGTTCGTGCAAGGATTTCAGGCTTAGATAGCGGCTGGACTAGCCAAGGCAGAGAAGCAAAATCACGATCAGATCGCAAGCGTGGCTTTCCTAAGTATGACCCTTGGAAAATTAGAAAAGGTTTAGGTTACGACTTAGGAACTACTAAACGCAATCGATCAGGATTTGTTCAAACATTCATTTTGCAAAACCATTCTGCTGCCGGTGCTATCTATGAAACAGCCGGACGAAAGAATCCTCAAGGGCGTGCTAGTTTTGTAAACATAAGCGGTGATAAAAAAGGTCAAGTGCAAGGATATGAAGGCACTTACCAATCTTTAGGAAAGCGAACACGTAAAACCGGTCAGTATGCAAGCAATAACCCTTTTGCCGGTTATCAATTTGTGAAGGCATTAAACAATCAACAAAAGTTAGTCAGCATTGGTAGAGGTCGTAAAAAAGAGGGACGCTTACTTTACAAAGCATTTTATGACGATCAAGGCAAAGTCCAAGATGCGGTTATGAAAGCAATTGATAAAGCAAAGACTAGATGGTTTCAAAGAGTTTCTAAAGCACAATATAAAACATTTGATAAGGCGGCATAATGGTCAGTTTCTCACCCATAGATATTGCAATCACCTCAACCTACAAAGACAAAGGTGCAAGGCAAGCCCAAAACTCTTTAACTAAACTAAGCAAGAGTGCCAATAAGTTAGCCGGTGCATTTGGTGTTGCTTTTGGTGTTAACCAAGTAATTAAATTTGCAAAATCATCCGTTCAAGCCTTTGCCCAAGAGCAAAAATCAGCCAAGTCATTAGCCTTGACTTTAGGCAATCTAGGCATGTCATTTGAAACCATAGGAACAGAAGCCTTTATTCAAAGGCTTCAAAAAACTCGAGGCATACTGGATGACGAACTTCGTCCGGCAATGCGCCAATTAGTTTCCACTACTTTAGATGCGAAGTTATCTCAAGACATTCTTTTGACCGCACTAGATTTATCGGCAGGTGCTGGGGTCGATCTTGGTACTGCCGTTGATGCTTTAAGTAAGTCATACTTAGGAAACAATAAAGCATTAGTAGGTTTGAACATTGGTTACAGTACGGCTTCACTTAAGGGTAAGAATTTTGCAGACGTTCAAGCAGAACTTAACAAACAGTTCGCAGGACAAGGCGAAGCATCAGCCGCTGGTGCTGCCGGTCAAATGGCAATCCTAGCCGCAAGCATGGACGTTGCTAAAGAAATTGTAGGCGAAGGATTAGTTAAGGCTTTTGAGGACTTAAATATAAATGCTGAAAAGACCGGTTCACTTATGGAGACTGTTGCCAAAAAGTCCGTAACGGCTATGAGCATGGTCAGTAAGTTTATTAAAGGCAATCTGCAATTCCTTAACACTCCAGTTAGCGAACTGTTAAGCGATAAGTCAGGCAGCACCTTTGCCTATAAAATGAACTTTGATAAGCCTTTTGACCCAATGAGTTCCAACTTTAATTATGAGGCTTTAAGAGCAGACCAAAAGAAACAGCAAGCGGCTGCCGCTAAAACGGCTAAAGATCGACTAGCAGCCATTAAAAAAGAACAGGCATTGGTCAAGGCTCAACAACAACTGGCAAAAGATCAAGCCAAAATTAAACAATTTGGAAGCCTGTTTGATACTGGTCAAATTGAAATCTTTGCAGCCTTGCAAGGTAAAGTTACAGAGCAAGAAAAACTCAGATTAAACTTGCAATTAGCATTACTCCAAGGCAACGCTTCAGAGGCTGAAAGACTTGGAAAGCAATTGGCTATTGTCCAGTTACAGACCACCGATCTTGCAACAGCCATTTCAAAAATTCCAATGGCACTTAATCCGTTTAAGGGTTGGGGTTCTGAGATTGATAACTTACTTGCCAAGATGATTGAAATGTATCGTTTGTTGCAAATGAAACCGATGACACCGGAAGGCAATACTAGAGTAAATATAACTTCTCAAAATGCTGCATCAATTCTTGCTAATGCACCTCAAGCAACTACCGAATACCAATCAATAACCGGCGTAATGGGTGAGGTAGGAGTTAAAGTACCTTCATTTAACATAACTATTAACAATGCGGGTAACGTAGTTTCAGACGCTGATTTGGTAGATCAGATAAGAAACGGATTATTGAACTCTAATCTTTCAGGTTCACCAAGTGCCGTCGGTAGATTGCTTGGCGCATTTCAGCCATGACATTACCGGCAACCTTAGACGTTTCCTTAAATTTTTCGTCGGGCGCAACTTTTGGAATACCTTTTACGCTTGACGACCCATCAAACGGAATTTTAGGCACAAACATTTTATCCGATTCAACTGCACCTGCATTAGTTGTAAATTTAACTGACCGAACTCGCAGAATCAGTATCAGGCGTGGACGAAACGTTGCTCGAGATATCTACGAGGCTGGTACTTGTATTGTCAGAATTTATGACCCTAACTCAGACTTTAATCCTCAAAATCCTAGTTCTCCCTATTTTGGTCAATTAGAACCTCTCAGAAAATTAAGAATCTCAGCCGCCGTCGGTGGAACAACTTATTATTTGTTTAGCGGTTATACGACCTCGTATGTTTATTCATACGATCAGGCTGAAAATATGGCTTATGTAGATATATCAGCAAGTGACGCTTTTAGATTATTTAACTTGGCTTCAGTAGTAACTGTTACTGGACAAGCGGCAGGTCAAGATACTGGCACTAGAATTGATAAAATTTTGGATACTGTTTCTTTCCCAACAACAATGCGAAGCGTTGAGACAGGTGATAGTTTAACAATTGCCGACCCTGCAAACTTAAGAACTTCCCTTAATGCCATGCAAAACGCAGAGTTCAGCGAGCAAGGGGCTTTATTTGTATCACCTGAAGGCAATATTATTTTCAAAAATCGAAGTACTGTAATTTCAAGTGCCGGAGATGCCCCAACTTTATTTAATCAAACCGGTGGCATACCTTACAAAAATTTGAAGTTTGCCTTTGATGACAAGTTAATCATTAACTCAGCGACCATGACAAGATCAGGCGGAGTGGCTCAAACCGCCGTAGATGCGACTTCGATTGCGACTTACTTCCCTCACTCTATTTCAGTACCTGATCTAATCATTAATACAGACGCAGAGGCATTAAATATTGCCAAGATTTATGTTGCGACGAGATCAAGCACCACAATCCGAATTGATGAAATGACCCTTGATTTATTTGACCCTAACGTGCCAACCGCAACCATCTTAGATTTTGATTATTTTGACAATGTGCTAATAACAAATATTCAACCGGATAGTTCTACGATCACAAAGAACTTACAAATTCAAGGAATTGCGCATGATATAACTGCGAGTTCATGGAATACTGTTCTTACCACCCTAGAGCCAATAGTTGATGGATTTATCCTCGGAAGTGCCTATTATGGGCTTATTGGCGAGGATGTTTTGTCATACTAGGATATAATTAGACACTAAGGAGATACACACATGGCAGCAGGATTAGGTTTTAAGACGTTCAATACTGGTGATATTTTGAGTGCCAGCGACGTTAATGGATATTTGATGCAGGGCGTTTTAGTTTTTGCAAGTACGGCGGCACGTGACGCAGCAATCACCGCACCCGCTGAGGGGCAGTTTGCTTTTACTAAAGACACTAACAGTCTTTTTTATTATGATGGTGCTGCTTGGGTTGCTTCGGGTGCAACTGGTGATATTGAAGGTGTAACCGCAGGAACAGGAATAAGCGGTGGCGGTACTTCAGGAACAGTCACAATTACTAACTCAATGGCAACTGCAATAGACGCTAAAGGTGATTTAGTCGTTGGAACAGGTGCAGACACTTTTAGCAAATTAACAGTAGGCACAAACGGACACACACTTGTAGCGGATAGTGCGGAAGCAACTGGGCTTAAATGGGCTGCACCCGCTGCTGGTGGTGGCTTTACTGAATTAGCAAGTGGCAGTTTAAGTGGCACTTCAACAGTTGTTAGCATAACAACAACAGGATATAAGCAATTAGTAATTTATGTTAAAGATACAACCGCAAGCGCTGATTA